TGGGGATATCAAAAGGATTAACCAACAAAGGTACTCATATATAATATATTAAACGATAGTATATGAGTACCATTTTTATTCAGATTGCGAGTTATAGAGACCCGCAATTGATTCCAACGTTGGAAGATTTGTTAGATAAAGCAGATAATCCACAGAACTTACACATTTGTATTGCACATCAACACTCAGAAGAAGATGAGTGGGATATTATACCGAATGGTATAAAAGAGAAATGTAGATTTACCATTATTGATATTCCATACCAAGAAGCAGAAGGAGCATGTTGGGCAAGAAATCAGATACAACAAAAGTATGATGGTGAAACTTACACCTTCCAATTAGATTCCCACCACCGATTCATTGAGGGTTGGGATAGTGAATTAATCACTATGTTAAAGAAACTTCAGGAGAAGGGACATAACAAACCTCTAATCACCTCTTACATTCCTTCCTTTGACCCGAGTAATGACCCACAAGGTAGAGTTAACACTCCGTGGGGTATGGGATGGGATAGATTTATACCCGAAGGGGCAATATTCTTTTTACCATATTATATGGAGAAACAAGATGAACCCAAACCAGGTAGATTTTATTCTGCTCACTTTGCATTCACTCTTGGTGAGTTTGCAGTTGAGGTTCAACATGACCCGAATTATTATTTCCATGGTGAAGAGATTTCAATTGCAGTTCGTTCATTTACTCACGGATACGATATCTTCCATCCACATAAAGTAATTGCTTGGCACGAATATACTCGTGTTGGTAGAACTAAACAATGGGATGATGATACTACTTGGGTAGATAGAAATAATAAATCACACAAAAGAAATAGAGAACTCTTAGGAGTAGATGGTGAAACTGCTGATTACGATTTTGGTAAATACGGATTTGGTACTGAAAGAACTTTAGAAGAGTGGGAACAGATGATGGGTATTCGTTTTAAAGATAGAGCAATACAATCACATATCAAAGGTAATACAGACCCACATATATCTGATGAACCATTCTATCCAGTCTTTAAACATCCATTAGAGTTCAGTAAAGATAAACTTACTCACGATGATTACGAATGGTTTGCAGTAATCTTTGAAGATGAGAATGGAAATGCAATACATCGTAGAGATGAACAAAATACAAATATATTAAACCAATCCAACATCACCATATGGGAAGAGTATCAAGGACCACCACCACACAAGTGGATAGTATGGCCATATTCTAAATCAAAAGGTTGGGTAGATAAAATAGAAGTAACAATATGAAGGTAGGATTATTAGGTTGTGTAAATAATATAACACAGCACATAGATAAAATTAAAGTTTGGAGTAAATCATTTGGAGAGGTTTGTGGGGGTTCTATCAACTTGGTAGTAGTAAACCCTCAACCACACGAGATTGGTTTATTAGGAGAGATGGGAATCAATGCTTTCCCATATCATACACAAGGTAATGAAACTATAAACAATATGAGATTACAATTTCAATGGCAAACATTGGAAGAACTACCTCTTGATTATGTTTTGGTTACTGATGTATTTGATGTAATGTTTCAAGATGACCCATTCAAAAAGATTTGGGGTAATGATATTATAGTTGGTACAGAAGGTATTACACATAACGAAGAACCTTGGAATATGTCAGTTCTTCAACAATCATATCCAGATAAAGTAGAAGAATTAAGACATGAACTGATTGTTTGTAGTGGAGTGATTGGTGGTAGGAAAGATAAGATTATATCTTTGCTCAAAGATATGGATAAACTAACTATGGGTAAAGGTGGACATGATATCAGAGACCAGGCTGCACTTAATATTCTTTTGTATGAAGATACAAGTAGAATTAAAGTTCTCTCACCTAAAGATGGTTGGGTTCTACATTGTGCAGTAGGAGGACCTACGGATTTCTACGAAGCATGGGGATTTAAATCTAAGATGCAAGAAAGATTTGGTGAAGCAAGAAATGAAGGTGGAGTAATAGTAAATGGAGATTGGGATATCTTTGATATAGTACATCAATTTAATAGAATAGAAGAATGGAACAAAGAATTGACAACACGATACATTTAGTAAGTACCTGTCCTCAAACACACAATAGTTGGGTTCATCATTGGAATAGTTTTCCGTATCCTAAAACTTGGTTGTGGGATAACAACAACAACGAAGGTGGTAAAGGATTTATATATACAGAAGAATCTATGTGTAATGATTTAGGTTTCTCTGGTGAGGTATCTAAAAAACATTATTGGAATTCTTTCGGTAATAGAAATATAGTTTGGTTCTATGCTCATTTTAGAATGTTAAACTTCTACCAAAAGTTTCCTAACTATGATTGGTATTGGTTCTACGATGATGATGTAACTTGCGATGATTGGGAAGGATTTATTAATTCCTTTAATAATGTAGATACAGATTTTCTAACTTGGTTAATGTTCTCTAAAGAAGATTACGGTAAAGGTATTAGAAAGATAGATGAAGATACTACTTCACAACATATGTGGTTTGAAAGGTTTCCTGGTGAGGGAGATAAACTACCTTGGTGGATAAATGAATACTATGGTTCGTTCTTTCCAGTAGTTAGATATTCTAATACTGCATTGAATACCTTGTTACAACAATTTAGATGGGGTTTAAGTGGGTATTCAGAAGGATTTGTTCCTACCATATTAAATGGCTATAATCATTCGTTAGGCAGTATATTTAATAAAGATGGTTCATCACCATATTACGATGTAAATAAAATTAACTTAAAACACAAACACCAAAATATAGGATGGGATTGGATATAAAACCTGTAATAGTAACTGCTCTATTTGATATAGGCAGAGATAAATGGAGTAACTTCACACAATCATATGGTGGATACCTTGATTGGATGGAAAGAACACTATCAATAGAAGCACCTATGGTGATTTTTACTGAAGAAAAATTTAAGGACAGAATAAAGGAGATGGTCTCAAAGTATTCTCATCCATATGAGATTATAGTTGATACTAAAGAAGAACTTCTCGCAACACAATTACATTCTAAAAAACTATGGGATGTAATGGGAAGTGAAGAGTTTAAGAATAAGATACACTTTGATGTACCTGAGATGACACAACCTTGGTATAATATAATGATGTATAATAAGATGTGGTGGTTATTACAAGCAAGTCAGAAGATGGAAGGAACTCACTATGTATGGACTGATGCTGCATGTTATAGAGAAGATATAAAAGATGTAAATAAACCATTCCCTACTGAAAGGATTGGAGATAAACCTATTTTCTTTTCACATCATCAGAATATTAGTATAGAAAATCAAGATGACCATATCTTATCACAGATGAGGTTTATACAAGGAGGTTCATTTATCATTCCTAAAGAACAAATAGAAGATTTGGGTATTCAGATATATAAACTAATAGAAACCTTCTTAGATAAAGGATTAGTAGGTTCAGATGAGAAGTATTTTGATTTTCTGTATCTACAAAATAAAGAACAAATAGAAATCATCCAATGTGGGTGGAGAGAATATATAAAGAAACTACAAGAATATGAAAAAGGCGTTAACAACAACTAAAGTTATTAAGGGAGATATTAATCGTGCTTTGAAACGATTTAAATCAGCAACCATAGATTCAGGTCATTTAGAAGAACTGAGAGATAGGAAACAATATACGAAACCTACCACTAAGAAAAGAAAGATGATGAAAGATGCAGTACGTAAACTGAAGTGGGATTTAGAAAAGGAAAAAGAGGTCTATTAGGACCTCTTCTTTTTATTTGAATCTGTATTATATCTACCTCTAATCCAAGTATCTATATATATTTGTTCTCTCTCTGGTCTAATTTTCCATAAGAATTTCTGAAAGTTTCCTTTTGGTTTAAGAATTAAATCTGTGATTTCTTTTTTATAAGATTGCCACTCATTCCACCATTCTTCATTATAAGGGTCTTTATAATTTCCTTTCCCTTGTTCATGCATATCCCAAGGTTTAGATTCATACTTGTCTTGTATCTTTTTCTTTTCTTCTTGGAATTTAACCCATTCTTTTATTTCAGTAAATCTGTATTCGTGTTGAATAGTTACTTTACCTGCAGTGTAATCTTCATTAGTTGCCATATTTCTTTTTTAGAGATTCGTAACTTGTTTTTAACATAGGAATTCTTTTAATTGCCTGATGTTGTAATTTATAATAGAATTCTTTGCTAACTTTACCTTTAAAGTATTCTACATCTTCTTTACTGAGGTATTTCCACATATCATCTGTATCTTTTAATGTATATATTTTTTAATGTATGTAATTGTTTCTGAGATAAATTATCAAATCTCATCAAAGATTTGATAAAATCTCGTTCCCATTGTGTTAAATTATTAAGATTATATAAATCTTTCATTAATTTTATTTGTGATTCAGTAATAGTTCTATTTTTACCTACACCTTTTACTTCTGTGATACCATATTTGAAAGTAGTATCATAACTTGCTCTTGTTTTAAATCTATCTTTTGGCATATTTAATAATTTTATAGTGTAAAGATACAATATATATTCGAGGTTTCAAAATCTTTTTTAATATTTTTTAAAGAAAAGTTATTAACCTCAGAAGGAAAAACTAAATAACTAAGTAGTTTTAAAATACAACTCTCCTATTAGCGAAACTTTTGATTTCACTTTTAACCACACATATCTTAATAGAAACTAACAACAAACAACAAGGTTTCTATCTACCTGTTTTTTAACGAGTTCAGTTCTTGTATAAGAGTTTAGTTTATCTGTCGATGATTGTTGAACTCTTTGGCTGACCAAGCAACACCCAACTAACACAAGATATAGTTCTCGGATAATTTTTATGTCTTAGAGATTATCTAACTCTGCTGTAAAGAAAAACCCCAATCAAACAAAGACTGTGTGGTAGCATCTTCATTTAATTGAGGTTGTGTAATGTTTTATTCAATAGGCTACCACGACTATTGTGAGTATAAATATAGAGTATTAAGTATAAACGATAAGTTTTTATGTTATTTATATTCATTCTAAATAAAAAAGAGGGAGAATGACAAAAAACTCCCTCTTTTAATATATAGAGTATCAGGTGGGGAAAATTGAGTATATGAAGGTAAAAAAAACCCCACCTTGTTATATTATATATACCAAATAGGGTAGTGGTTATATAATTTAGTATATGGCAGATAAAACTATTGAATACAAGATTATAATTGATGATGCGAATTCAGCAAAGACTCTTTCTCAATTAGAAGATAGTGCTGAAAGATTAAACGCAGAATTAAAGGATTTAGACCCACGTTCTAAAGATTTCAAAAACCTAGCAAAGGCTGCACAAGGTGTAAATAAAGAAATTGAGGATATTGGAAACTCTATCAATGGATTAAACTTTGAGGATAAGATACAGGCATTTGATGGTGGTATGAAAATCCTTGCAGGCTCAACTCAATCAGTTGTTGGTGCATTTGGATTACTTGGTATAGAAAGTGATAAACTAGCATTCCTTGAAGAACAAGCTGCTAACGCTATTGCATTCGGTTTAGGATTAAAGGATTTATCAGAAGGATTAGGACAAGTTGCAATTGCATTTAACAAAGCAGGAATTGGTGCTCAATTATTTGGTAAGGTAACTAAGAAGGCACTTATTGCTACAGGTATTGGAGCATTAGTAGTTGCACTTGGAACTGTTATTGCTTATTGGGATGAGATAAATGAATTCATTGCTGGAACTAATGATTTATTAGAAGAACAGAATGGGTTATTAGACGAACAGATTACTGCAGGAGATGAAAATTTAACCTTATTAGAATTACAAGCAAGTAATACAGAGTTAAGAGGTGAATCTACTGTTCGTATAAATGAAGAAATAAAGAAACAACTTCTACTTCAATTAGAGAACAACACTTTATTATTAGAGAACCTTGAACTTCAGTTAGAAAAAGAAAAGGCACAGAACAGAGAACTTTCATTTTGGGAAAAAGTTAAGTTTGGTGCTGCAGCTGCACTTTCTCCAATTAGTGGTGCTAAAGTTTTAATTGAAGCTACCAATGAAGAAAGTGAAAAAACTGAAGATTTATCTAATAAGATATTTGATGCTAAGAAAAGACAATTAGATATAGAAAAACAAATTCTACTAATTGGTCAGAAACAAAGAGAAGAAGCAGAACTGATTGCATTTGCAAATAGAAAACCAGAAGAGAAATTAGAAATAGCAACTATTGGTTTAACTGATGCTAATAAAGATAAATTACAATCAGATGCAGATTTTAACAATCTACTCTTATATCAAAAGAAGAAAGCAGATGATGAATATACTGCGGCAGTAATAAACAATCAAATGAAATTAAACGAGGCAAGGTTCTTTGCTTTAGATAATTTAATGATGTTAGCCGGTAGAGAAACTGCAGTTGGTAGGTCTTTACTTATTGCTAAACAAGTACTTGCAGCAAAAGAGTTGATAATGGAAGCAAAGAAAACCATTACCTTTACTACTCTTAAAGCATCAGAGGCAACAGTAGCAACCGCAACAGGTGCAGCAAAAACGGCTGCAGTTGGTTTCCCACAAAACATTCCCCTTCTTATTGCATATGCAGTACAAGCCGCTGGTATCATTGCAGCAGTTGTATCTGCAACACGTGCTTCTAAGAGTGCGGCAAGAGGAGTTGGTGCTGGTGGTGGTCCAACTGTTGCAACTCCAAGAATACCAACAAGTGGAGGAGCTCCTACTACAAGAAGTAGTTCTGCAGTAGACCAAATAGATGTTGCTGAGGCATCATTTCAAAATCAAAACTCCATCAGAGCATATGTGGTAAATGGTGATGTGAGAAGTTCTCAAGAAGCAAATGCTAAGATACAAGCTCGTAGAACCCTCGCGGGATAACCATTATACCAATTGGTATATAATAATATGTACACTATATAGGAATACTAAATGAAAATAATCAAATTAGAGATTGATGAGTTTGATATAGAGAGCGGAGTTGATAAGATTTCACTTGTTATGTCTCCAGCTATTGAAGAGAATTTCCATTATTTTAACTCACAACAAACTATTACTGATGAATATATCTTTGATAAATTACTTGAAGATGTTATCAGTACCAATTATATTGATGATTTACCAGAAGATAGACAAGATGCTATCTTGGAACAATTACTTTCGGTAGGAGAAAGCAGGGAAGAGTTAGAGGAACAAGGTTGGATAATAGAAGAAGCAGGGGAACACGATTTCGCTATTAGTTCCAAACCTGACCTCTCTTCTCTTGAAGATTATGGCAAATTCAAAATCAGATACTCTTATCAAGGTCCTTTGGATTCTAAGAACAGAACCTTCTGTTCTAAAATGAGAAGAGCAAATCTTATCTTTCGTAAGGAAGATATAAACAAACTTACCATTCAAGGTGAGAACTCTGAGTTCGGTATCTATGATATCTTTACCTACAAAGGTTCTTACGGATGTAGACATTACTGGCAAGTTCTTAAAATGTTTAAGAATGAAGAAGGAATGGAAGTAACACAAACTGAAGAAAGTATCAATGAAGCAACTTCAGTAAATGCTAAACCAACCACAAACAGAAATCCTAATTCACCAACACTTACCGAATCTAATTTCTCTGAATTAAATAAAGAGAAACAAATGGTAGTTGGTCCTATTATGGTACCTGAAAAGTTGATATACAGATACGATATATACAATGGTGATTATTGGGTTTATTTCTCAAAGGATACTATTGAGAAGATTGCACACAAGTATCTAATCAACAACTACCAATCAAGTGTAAACATTGAACATTCAGAAGATGATGATGTGGAAGATGTAACATTGGTAGAAAGTTGGATAGTAGAAGATTCACAGAAAGATAAATCATATGCAATGATGGGTAAAGAATATCCAAAAGGTACATGGTTTGGAACTATGAAAATAAACAACAAGAAAGTTTGGGATGAATATATCAAAGAAGGAAAAGTTATGGGATGGTCCGTAGAAGGTTTCTTTGCTGATAAAATGATTAACCAATCAAAACAAACTTTCTATTACAGAACAACCGAAGGTGGAACTGAAATCGTAATTGATGAAAACTCCTTGGTCGTATTTATATTAAAAGATGGAGAAAGAGCAGTAACATTGCCTGATGGAGAATACAAGTTGACTAATGGAGAGACATTGGTAGTTGAGGACTCAAAGGCTAAAGGTAATTTCTAAATCAAAACAATCAAAACTTAACAAGGAACAAATTATGAACAAAGAACTAAAAGATTTAGTGAAAAAACACTTCAATTTAGTTGATGCTCCTAAAGTTGAAGAAACCGTTACTGAAGAAACGTTTGTAGAAGAAACAATCGTAGATGTAGTGGAGGAAATCAAAATGGGCGAAATCAAAACTGCAGATGGTAGTATTGACCTGAAATACACAGGTGAAGAACTTGCTATCGGTAGTGAGATTGCAGTGGTGACTGAGGATGGTGACATTCCAGCACCTGATGGTTACCACGATTTAGAAGGTGGTATTACTATCAAAGTGGAGGGAGGTGTAATAACCGAAATCGCAGATACTGCAACTGAAGAAGCAGAAGAGAAATTGGAAGATGAGGAAGAAATCATCGAAGAAATCATCGAAGAAACTTTTGACATGCATGAAGAACTAATTAAAGCGTTATCAGCAGAGTTTAAAACTCAAATTGATGCACTTAAATTAGAATTCAACAAACAAATCGAAGAAGTTAAAGGTAAAGTAGAAACATTCTCTGCAGAACCAGCAACTGAAAAAACAATCACAACAAACAAATTCTCTAAGAAAACAGACTTATCTTACGAACCAACAGATGCTAAAAAGAAAGCACAATTCGAAAGATTAGTTAAACTTAGAAACAAAAACTAAAAAAGGAATAATATTATGTCAGGATTTAACGTAGCGGCATTAGACGCTTTTAACAATGAACTAGCAGGCGAAATGTTAGTAAAATCTGTAATGGCCGGTTCAACAACCGAGTTCGTAACAGTAAAAGAAGGAATTAAATATAAAGAACCAATCAACTTACAAGAGATTGATTTAGTAATACAAGATGGTAACTCTTGTGTATCTACTCCATCTGGTTCAGTAACTTATACTCAAAGAGATATCACAGTATGTACTCGTACATCTTATGATGGTCTTTGTTTAAAAGATTTAGACCAAAAGTATATTGGGTTATTAGGACCACAAGGTTCTTACCCTGAAACTTATGCTTTCATGGAAGAGTACGCTTCTCAATTGGTTGCTAACTTCCAAAAGAAGAATGACCAATTTATCTGGACTGCAACAACTGCAGGTGGAGATTGTTCAGTAGGATTAAATACTTTATTAGCTTCAGGTTCTTCTGATGTAACATTTGTTTCATCTTCAGTACCAACATCTGCTAACATCGTAGACCAAGTAGATGCTCAATTAGAAGCATTGAACCAAGATGTACAAGATAGAGATGATTTAACAACATTCATGAGTGTTGCTAACTTCAGAAAATACATCGTAGGATTGAGAAAAGAAAATAACTTCCACTTTGACCCTGCAGCAGTAGAGAACAGAGGTTCGTTATTATCTATGAAACACCCATTTGCTAACCTTACAATCGTAGGTACAGTAGGATTACAAGGTTCTGATAGAATCGTAACTGGTCCTGCAAGACAAATCGTTGTTGGTACGGATTTAGTATCTGATTTGGATAACTTCCAAATGTGGTATGACATCAATGGTGACCAATTGAAACACAGAATTGTAACTAAATTAGGTGTACAAGTAGCTTATCCTGAATTCTGGGTAACTAACAACTTATAATAACTGATATAAATTTAAAGAAAGGATAAAAATTATGGCATGTGATATTACAGCAGGATTTTCTCTAGGATGTAGAGATAACGCAGGTGGAATCAAAGCATTGTATATCCTCTCTGGCTCCGTAACTACTATAACTGAAGTCTCTGGTGAGATTACAGATATATCTGGTGATGGTGTATTTTATCAGTTTGATTTAACAAGAGGAACATCTGATTTCACAGAGACCATTAATGGTTCAACTGAAAACGGAACAGTATTCTACGAATCAACAGTAAATGCTGTTTTCTTAAAGATGCAGTCAGCATTACGTAACCAAATGAAAGTATTAGCTCAGAACCCAGATTTAAAATTAGTTGTAGAAACTAATAACGCTGGTGTTGATGGAGATAAATTCTTTTACGTAGGTGAAGTATATGGTGCTCAACTTAATGGAGGACAAGGTCAGACTGGAACAGCCATTGGCGATGCTAATGGATACACCCTAACATTTACGGCACAAGAGCCAAACCCAGCAATTCCGGTTGCAGGAGATACTCTTGGTGATGTATTAACAGGGATTACAATTTCACAATAATTGTTTAATGAGTGAGGGGGGTGTAACAACCCCCCAAACTTATTTTAAGGAGACATATGATTACTTTAAAGGAAAACCAACTCAATACTATAACCTTCCAAAAAGAAACTGATACACCCCTCGTAACAAGTTCTTTAGAATCTGGATATGTTTATAATATTATTACTTACCCTACCTTACAGAACAATACCGATTTAGCAGGTATCACCTACACATCAAATGTAGACCCAACTAACCCACGTTGGATAACTTTAAAAACAATCATAACTGGTTCAAGTGAATACACTCTAAATGAATTAGGAGGTACTGGTGGTACAACTTATAATTTAGAAATATGGTATGGACCAACGGGTTCTGCATCAACCGTATGGTCGCAAACCCAAACTACATGGAGTGAAACTACCCAATTATGGAATCAATCAGTTAATTATAATGTGATAATAGCAAACTCTACATTAGTTTACTCTGATAGAATATTCGTTTCAGGTTCAGTTCAACCAAACGAGAAAAAATATATATCATCAAACGAAGATGCAACTTACATCGTATATACAGGATAAAAAATGGAAAAAAAATTAAACAAACATAAAATGATGATTATTCCTAAGTATGGGAATGAGTTTTATGCAGATGCAATGACCTTTGAGGATGATAAAGGTAAGATTGTTTACTACGGAACGAGGAATGATTTTCCAACTTATATAATTGAGTTGTATAATAAATCATCTATTCACGGAACTGCAATCAACGCAATCAAAGACGGTATCGTTGGTGATGGTTTAACTACTGAAGATGAATCAGTATTAGATATTGCCAATAGAGATGGTGAATCTTGGAATGATATCTTCAAGAAAGTAGCATTGGATAGAACCCTTTTCGGTGGATTTGCAATGGAAATTATTTGGTCTAACGATAGAACTAAAATCACCGATGTTTATCATATTGATTTTTCTTACCTACGTTCTCATAGAATGAATGAGAGAGGTATTGTACCTGGATACTTTGTATCAAGTGAATTCCAAAACAAAGGTAGATTAAGAGTAAAAGATGAAGAAGTAACTTACATACCACGTTTCAGTAAGGTAGATAGAAGTTCTCCTTCACAGATTTACTACTTTAACCCTTACAGACCTGGAATGAAATACTATCCATTACCTGATTACACAGCAGGTTTAAACATCATCGCATTAGATGCTGAGATAGATAACTTCCACAAGAACAATATACAGAATGGTCTTGCACCATCACTTTCTATTACTACATTTACAGATGCAGATAATGAAGAGAGAGAAGCAATTGAAAGACAATTAAGACAATCTTACGGTGGTTCTAATAACGCAGGTTCATTGATTTATATGGATGTTGCTAATAAAGATGAAGCACCAATTATTACTCCAATCCCACAGAACGGAGCAGATGGATACTATACTACTGTAAATGATATGGTATCACAAAAGATTTTAACATCACACAGAATTACATCACCAATGTTAGTAGGAATTAAAACTGAAGGACAATTGGGAGGAAGAACAGAAATGTTAGAAGCACAAGCATTATTCCAAGAGAATGTAATTAAACCAAAACAATCAGATATCATTTCTGTATTTGAAGAAATATTCTATTGTAATGGATATGATAAACCAATTGGAGTAGAAACTACAAGAATGTTTGAGGATGGTGAAGAAACTGATGTAGTAACTTCTATTGATGCAGATGCAGGTGATGATAGTGTTTTAGAAAGAGATATAAAGAAAAAGGAAATCACACCTGATTTGAACATTAACGAAAACAAAGGGATAGTATAATGCAGAACACATTACTCATATCAGAAGCAAAACTAAAAAGATTTACAGATATCAATAATGCATTAGATGTGGATTTGATTTCGTCTGTAATCAGAGAAGCACAGATAGTTCATATCACTCGTTTACTTGGTAGTAAATTATATGATAGAATTATTAGTGATGTAGATAACAATACACTAAGTGGTAACTATAAATCATTAGTAGATGATTACATTCAAGATTCACTACTATATTGGGCATACTATGAAAGTTTAGAAACTATCTACCTAAGACCAAGAAACGCAGGATTGGTAGTTCCACAAGGTGGAGAGAACAATGCAGCATCAGATATAGCATTATATGATAAGAAGAGACAATCTGTTAAGAATAAAGCAGAATACTTTTCTGAAAGATTAGTAGATTATTTATGTTTCAATACAACTATATTTCCAGAATACAATCAGAATGTTAATGATGATATATTCCCAGATACAGATACACAATTTAAATCACCAATCGTATTTAGAAATGAAGTTCCAGGTATTGCAAAAGAAATGGGATTAAAAATAACTAACTCAAGATACAATTATTTACCACAATAAGAGGACATAGAACATGGCAAATTACAATTTAACAAATCAAACAATCAGTAGTTCATTCCAACAACTACTACAAAAAGATACCGATACTGGTAATTTAGTAGATGGAGTTGGTAATGTAGTAGATGAACTTATAGTAACTTCATCATATGCAGTAACTTCATCATATTCTACTAATTCATTATCTGCATCTATTGCAAACTCAGCAACAACTGCTTTAATTGCAACCTCTGCTTCACATGCTGAAGTAGCAGATGAAGTACTTTTTAGTGGAGTAAGTGATAAACCAACACTTGTATCAGCCTCATCACAAATAGTATTAGAAGATACAACCTATACCGATAATGGTGATAAATCATTCTTACAAACTGATGGAGCAGGAAACTTATCCTTTCAGTATGTAGAAACAGTATATGAAACCATTCGTAACATGAGTGGAGGACCATTAGATAAAGGAACACCAGTTTACATCTCAGGTTCAACTGGTGATAATGGAAATGCTTATGTAGCAGATGCAAGTAATCCTTTAACTATGCCAGCAACTTATATCGTTGGTGAAGATTTAACTGAAGGCCAAACTGGTCTTGGTATTGTAAATGGTAAGATAGAGGGTGTTGATACAACTGGTTATCCTGGTGGAACAATTATATATGTTGGTGAAGGTGGAGGATGGAGTGATACAAGACCAAGTGGTTCTAACTCTGTGGTTCAACTATTAGGAGTAGTTCAGAAAGAAGGAGTAGGAGGACAAGGTATTGTAATCAACCAATTAGATGCTATCTTACCGAACATCCAAACAGGATATGCATGGGTAGGAGATGCAAACAATCAACCTCAACCAATAGCAACATCATCATTCGGTGGTGGTGGAACAATAGATACAGGTTCATTTGCAATTACTGGTTCTAACACTTTTGTAGGTAATCAAACAATTGCAAACAATAGTAAAGTAGAAATGAACCTTGGAACAAGTATAAACTTTTATGAAGATGGTATAGGACCTCAACCGTCTGCATTAAGATTCCATTCAGGTTCTGATGAAACTGCAAATAAATGGATTAACTTTCAACCAGAACCAGGTGGAAGTGGAAGATTAGCAATTGCATCTTTTCCAGAAAACAATCATTTCTTGTTCTTTGACCCAAAAGATAGTGGAATTGGTAATCACAGATTATATATTGAATCAACCATTGAAGGTGGTAGACAAGGTGATAGTCCAATATCAATAGGTGCAAGTGGATTAGAAGTATCTGGTTCAACACTAACAACTGGTAATACAACAATAGAAGGTAATACATCAATAGAAGGAACTAATGTTGGTCCTGCAAATCCTTTATCAGTAGAAGATGGAACAGGAACACCTATACTACAAGTAAACAATGCAACTCTAAAAGGATTTACAAATGCTGATGTATTGATAAATGGAACTTTACTAAATGATGGAGTTCTAAGGGTTCAGAGTGCAGAAGGATATGGTGGTGGAGTTCTTGCAACCAATTCAGTTGCAGCAGGTAATATTTCAATGAATCTTGGTGGTGATGCAGGATATTCACAAGCATTACTTAGTTCATTTGGTGCTAACCAAATGGTATTCGATTCTGATAGTAATATGGTATTCCTAACTGCTAATTCAAATGGTGGTAAGAGTGCTGGTAATATAACCTTTGATGCAACTGCTTCAATCAACTTGAATGTGAATCAAGATAATAAGATATATGCTAATGGTAATATGGAAGTATCGGGTTCTAACAATGGACCAGGTTCTACTTTACAAGTAGAAAATGGAACTGGAACTCCAATCTTATCAGTTCAGAATGCATTCTTAAAAGGATTTACTGGAGTTGATGTAATAGTAAATGGTAATACCTTTTTAGATGGAACTGTGGCAATAGATGATGCTACTGCAATAAATGGTAATTTAGAAAATACAGGTTCATTTACAAATGGTGGTGATACTTTGATAGTAGGAACAAATGCATCACCTAAACAAACCTTTATTGCTGAAGATGGTACTGGAACTAATAGAGTAGAAGTAAACAATGCTACTCTTGCTGGTTTAACTTCGGTAGATATAAACTTAAATGGTAAAACACAGATAACTGATACTCTAACTTTACAAGGGGATGAGGTAATTAACGGTACTAATGCAGCACCAGGTCAAACTTTTATTGCTAAAGATGGTAACTCTACCAATAGATTAGAAGTAAATAACGCTACTTTAGCAGGTTTAACTTCAGTAGATGTAAATATAAATGGTAAGACCCAAATTACAAATACCCTAACTCTACAAGGAGATGGTATAGTAAATGGAACTAATACTGCACCAGGTTCTACTTTTGTAATTAAAGATGGTAATAGTGTAAATAAAGTAGAAGTAAACAATGCAACTCTTGGTGGATTGACTGGAGTAGATGTAAACCTTAACGGAACAGTTCAGATTACAGAAACTCTCAAAATGATTCCACAGAACCCATTACCAAGTGGAGTAGTTGGAGAACTTGCAGTATCAGGTTCGAACTTATACTTCTACAATGGAGCATGGACACAAGTAGTATAATATAAACTACAATAAAACAAACCCTCATAAAAAATTATGGGGGTTTTTTACGTTAAATCAAACTTTGTTATACTTATACTTAAACGAAAGGTAAAAAATGATAACAGAGTATATAAACCTACACTATACTGAAATCTTAAATAAATTTAAGGCAATAACAAGAAATCATCAAGATACACAAGACTTATTACAAGATTGTATCTTAAACTTCTTAGAAAAAGGTAATGATTATACTAACCAGGTATTACAAGATGGTAAAGTACAACACTACCTTATTAGGATGGGACACATTCAATTTAATTCATCTACCTCACCATTCTATACTCAATACAAGAAAACTTCTTTTAAAACAACGGAAATCAACGAAGAGTTGGTAGAAGAAGTAGAAGATGTAAAAGAAATACATGAGGATACAGAGAAGTTAGCAAAAGATGTAAAATTATATATTGGTAATCTACCTGTATATAACAGAACCATTGCAGAGAAACATCTGATAGATAATAAATCACAGAGAGAGATGAGTAAGTTCTATAACATCAATAGGATACACATTGCCAAAGATTTAGATACAATTAAAAAAAATATAAGAATAACCTTTAACAGAAACGATTATGGAACTTATTAATGGAATACTTCCCTCTATTGGGGCATTAACTCTTGGGTATGGGGTTTATAGAATATTAAAGTATATAGTATCCAAAATTAAATTAAATCCTCTTAGAACGTATATTCGTAAAGAGGTACTAAATTATTTAAATGAACTAAAAGAAAATTAAAATGACAAAAGAAATTGAGGGATATGAAAAATATTCTATTACAGAACAAGGAGATGTTTACTCACTAAAGTGGTCAAAGAAACGAAAACTAAAACCACAGAGAGCATCACAATCTAAGAAGGGTTATGTACAAGTAAGATTGTACGATGGTAGTGGTAAGTTAGGTAAATTACAATATGTTCACAGATTAGTTTGGCAGAACTTTGTAGGAGAAATACCTGAAGGTTTAGAGATTGACCACATTGATGGTAATCCTCGTAATAATAATATAAATAATTTACAACTACTTTCTCGTAGAGATAATACAGACAAGTATAATAGAAAAATTAGAAAGTATCTATTAAGAGATTACAGAGATGAACTCATAGAAGATTATGAAGAACTCGGAACATTTAAGAAAGTTGCTAAGAAGTGGGGAGTATCTATCACAGCAGTAAGTAGAGTTATTCGTAATAGAGTTCATACTTTACTAGCCAATGGAAAGTATGGTACAAGAACATATGATAATAATATAAATGATAAATGGTCATTATGAAAACAGGATGTAAGATACTCTTAGGAGATAGATTAGAATGGTTAATAGATAAGATAACATTCGGTAGAGGAAGTTATTGGTCTTATATCATAGCAGTAGAATGGTTAGGATTTAAGAGTTGCGGATGTGAGCAACGTAGAATTTGGTTAAATAAATTAACATGCAAAAGTTATAAAGATGAGTAAATTAACAATAGAACAAGAGGTAAAGATATTATTCTATAT